CCCGTAAAATAAACCCGCCGAGTGCTTCGCGTCAGTCCACGCGGGCACGCATGAGCCTATCGAAGCTTAATGGAGGCTCGGCCCTCCAGCCGCCGACTAATCCGCGATACGTTGCGCTCGGCTGCCTCACTACGCGCATCGCCGGGAATTGAACTCCGGTCCTATTGTCGGACGCTTCACAGGGATCATCTGCATTCCCTCCACGTCCTATTTTCGGGCCATCAATGCTCGCATCCCGTTCGGGGTTGGGATTACGACGCAGGCGCCGCCGGCGTGTTGGCGGCAACGTCCGCGGCGATGCCCGCCTTGTGCTGATCGATCGCGGCGGTGATCGCGTCCGCCTCGTCGAGTAGCGCAGGATCGATGTCCGCGTTGGCCAGCTTGCCGCGCAGATCGGCAATCTGGGCGATCAGATTCGTGAGCAGTTGAACAACCGACTGCTCGACTTCCGGCAGGGCCGCGACGTCGGCCTGCAGCGCGTCGAGTTTCGCTTTGATATCGGCCTGTGTTGCCATAATTTTGTTTACTCCGTCCGTCATTTGGTCCGCTTTGGCAGCAAGGCTTTTTGCCCAAGGCGGGACCGTATCCCGAGCAAAAAGGCGAAATGGGTTCATGTGAATTACCTCGCGAGGCGAACGTATAGATTCATAATTCTGGCTTTTGCAGCCGCGCTATATTGATTCCAATAGCGGCACGGCATGCCTTTTCTAGTATGCTCGTGAAACCACCGAAGCGCCGCCGTCTGACGCGCTTTCCGCTCTACAGTGCGTCGTTTCTGTGCCGATCGTGCTGCCACGTCATCTCCTTTCCCAAATCGCCGCGACGCCGAGCGCGCTGATATGGGACGTGTGAATCCTCTTGAACCCCCCGGCGTTGAGATGGCCGTCGAGCGACTTCAATTCGGTTTCGTTCTCGCGATGCTGCGCTTGCGTGCCGCGCCAGGCGAAAAACCCGTGCGTGCGGCCGGCGAGATGGATAATCAGCTCGGCGACCCTGGAATCTGACATCTCGCGGCGCAGTTTGTGGAGCGTCGCCAGCATGAGAACGAAATCGTATTTCTGGCCGTGGAACGGATCGAGGCTTGCCGGACCTTGCGTCAGATCACCAGCCTCGAAATGCGATTGCACGTTCCGGATGTCGGCGAAAACGCCCCGGCAAACGTCGATGCAATCGGGCGCATTGTCGATCCCGTGGACGATCGTCGCGCCGTTGTTCGCGAAATCCAGCGCGACCATGCCGCGGTTGCAGCCGAGATCGAGCACGGACGCGCCTCGCGCGCGCGAGAGCAGATCGGTCAGCCCGTCGAGCCGATAATTATGCTCGCCGGCGACGCGCCGCTGCACGCCCCATTTATCGCGATCCACGTCGTAATTCCTCCGTTGCAACTTCATAAACTTCGTTAACGGAAATATTCCGCAACGCGTCCTGGCATTCCATGCAAGGCCGCAGACTGCCGCAATAATGGTTGCCGCGCGTGATGTTGCGATGATGCGAATAGCCAGTAACGGCAGGCGGAATCCACGCGCCGAACATCACGACGGCTGGCACGCCGAGCGCAGCGGCGCCGTGATGCAATCCGCCTTCCGGACCGAGATACAAAGCCGCGTTGGCAAGGATCGAGAGCGCGTCGCGGAAACCTCGCGTCCTGACGCGCCGCGTGCCTGGGATTATCGGACCGCAACCGGGATGCGTAAATTGGATGACGTCGTATCCCTTGCTGCGGAGCCGTTCGGCGACGATCTGCCAATTTCGATTGCCCCAATGCTTATTGCTCGGACCGACTTTGCGAGCCTCGACGTTCGGCTCGACGACAACAAAACCGCGGCCGGCGCGCTCGCCTGTGCGGCGTTCCAGTGTCGTGAAAAACACCTCGCCGGGCGTCACGCGAAAATCGTAATTCCAGATCCAGCAATGATGCTGCCGATCATGCTTATTGTATAATCGGCTCCCCTTGTAGAAAGGAACCCATTCGAGATTTGACGCATTCTCGAATCCAGGCGGCGCAAGATTTGGATTACCGACAAAAATTTCCAAGCTGTGGTGATCCCAAATGATGCGCTCGCCGTCGCCGAGAGCGATGCGTTTTCCGCGCGCCGCCGCGCCGCGGGCGAGGCCTGCGCCGATCAGTTGGTCACCGAATCCGATAGCCGCCTCCTACCAGTGCCACAAAATGCCGATGCCGTTGTCTCGGCCTGTCGGATCAAGCGAAATTTCTATATGACGGTGAGCGCCTTTGATGCGCTGCCAAAATGCAGGGACATCTATTCTGTATCCACGCTCTAAACATCTCCTCGCCGGCCGGCAGCGGTTGGCCGCAGATTTCACAGTTGCTCATTTTAAGCCGCCCACCGATAGAGATGCTCGCGCCATTCGTCGGCAAACTCGGCTTTTTCGAACGCCGGGAACCACGGTCCGCCGTCGGTCCAATGCACCACCTTGGGATCGGTGATGCCGCTAGTGTGGCCGACGAGGTAATTCCATTCGGCCGGCAACGCGCCGATTTCGCTATCGTCCAGCCAGCAGAGACGATGCAGATCGAGGCCGCGGACCGAATTTACGAAATCAGGAACGAGCGTATCGTTCGCCGGATGCGAGCAGTTGAATGCAAGCACCGATGACCAGTTTTTCCGTGGATAGGACGTCTGGATTTGATCGTCCATCTTGATTGCGTTCGCCGGGTCGTGCTCGTGTTGCACGCACATAACGGCCTTGTCGTCGTCGAGCAGCGCGCACAATTCTGCCGGCGATGCCCGCCACATGGTATCGCTGTCCATGAATAGCGCCCATCCATTCCAGTCCTGACCGCGGCAGAGTTCCGGCACCAGGAACCGCGACAGTGCGAATTCGGTTGCCATGGGCGCGCCGCTGATGACATCCCAAAGCCGGCCGAGGCGGCGTTCCGTCGGGCGCGTATAGAGACCGCGCGCCTGCAGCGCCGGAAGAATGAGGCCATCTACATTCATATACCGATGGAATCGGCGCAGGGATTGCCTGCAGACTTCGAACGCCGCGGCCTCCCGCACGTCAAAGCCTATGAAAACTCGCAACGGTTTGGCGGTCACGAAATGAATCCCTCGACGTCGACGCGCTTGATCGAGAGGCGACCATATGGCGACGTTGTTGTGATTTCAACACCTATCTTTGCGATTGTCGCAATTGCCCGTTCCATGTGGGGGATCACGTCGCGTTCGAACCAGTGATCGGTAGGGTTGTTCGCCCTTTCCCATTGGTTCGCGCCGTACCAGTGCTTATGCTTGCCGCACGTCATGTCGTAGCCGACAAGCAGGATACGCGCGGCGCCGAATTGCACGGCGAGGTTCAAGGCCTGAAATCCTGAGTTGCGGCCGCCGCCGATCACGCCAGGCTCGGCCGTCAGGATGTCGTCGCTGTATCCGCGCTCGCGGACGCGGCCGTGCATGACTTCCTTGGTTCGCCCGATCTTGATCGGCGTCACGCCGAGGCTTTTCACCTGCGGATCGAACCCGAGTTTGAGGCCTCGGAATTCCGGCAATCCCTTCCGATATGCCCACCACGGAAAATCGCAGCCGTACACGACATCGGCAAATTTCGCGAGTTCGAACGACTGCTTGATGGCGATCACCGGGCAACGGCCGGCGAGCCGCTCGATGCTTGACGTTTTCGCCGACGGGCCGGACGCGATGATGGCGACGGCTTTGCCGCGCCAGTCCGGCCACCACGGATATGCGGACGGTCCGAGTTCAGCGGCGCGGTTGAGGTTTGGGGCGAGCATGACGTAAGTTGCGATAATGACAACTGAATCGCAAGTCAATATTTGAAATTCTTCACATGATGCTAATTACATGTTGACATCGCATCATCAAAATGTTCGTTGTGGAAATCGCAACTTAACTTATGGAGAAGTCAAAATGCGAGTCGCGATCACTCTGACGGGCAAAAGCCCGTTGCTGTGTCACAACATTCACCTCGCCAACCCAGACAACAAATGGGCCAAGTCGATCTCTGCCATCACGAAGAAGCGCAACAAGACCGAAGACGATCGCCTTGAGATCGGGCGCCTGGAATGGTTCGGGTCGCTCTACATGGACGAGGGCAAGATCGTCATTCCGACGTCCAACCTTCTAAAATGCCTGATCGAAACGGCCAAGGTGACTCGCGAAGGCAAGTCGATCGCTCGCGCCGTCGCGTTCTCCGACACAAACACTCCCCTGATCTACAAGGGGCACGACAAGCCAGAAAAACTTTGGGACGACGAGCAGTTCCGCGACACGACGCTCGTCGGTGTCCAGAAGCAACGCGTCCTGCGCACGCGGCCGATTTTCCGGGCATGGGGACTGCGCGCGACGGCCGAGATGCTGACCACCGTTCTCGACTACGAAAATTTCGAAAAGGTCGTTTCGCTCGCGGGCCGCGTCGAGGGCCTCGGAGATAATCGCGTCAACGGCTACGGCCGATTCACCGCGGAAATCACGGTGCTGCAGGAGAAGGACGCGGCGTAGCTCCCTCGTGGCGCGGCTCGGCCGGGCTTGGCACGGCGGGGCAGGGCTAGGCGCGGCTTCCTCAAGGCACGGCAGGGCGCGGCGGGTCAAGGCTGGGCATGGCCCGGCGTGGCAGGGCTTCCTCATGGCAAGGCGTGGCTTGGATCGGCGTGGCGCGGCACGACGCGGCACGGCAGGGCTTCCTCGCGGCTGGGCGCGGCGCCGCAAGGCCTGGCGAGTCTGGGCGTGGCGCGCAGGGCAGGGCTTCCTCTGGATCAACAAATTCGCAGGAATCTGAAATGATATTCAAAGCCAAACGCGAAGACGGCCGCCCGTTGTGGCGCGTGATATATGACGAAATCAGGAGCCGCCTCCATGGCGGTTCCCTCAATCTTGACGACATAATCACGGACGACGAACTACTACCGCTCATCGGCAGCGACGACCTCCCTCATTACTACGCCGCCGCAATCCGCGCATCGAAGGAGATGGAGCAGACCGACCACCGGACCCTAATCAGGGAACGCGGAGTTGGCTATCGCCTCGCAGGCGGAATGGGTCAAGCCGAAAAATCGGACAATTACAAGCGGCGTAGCCAACGCGCGATGAAACGCAGTTTAGACCTAGTGACAACTGTGGATCACGGATTGCTGTCGGCCGACGAGCGCACCACGGTCGATAAACAGACCAGAGCAATCGGATTCCTCGTGAGCATTGCCAGAATGCATCACGAAAAACTCGCCGAACAAGAATTGCAGATGAAAGAACTCAAGCAACAGCAGCATAAGAGCACGAGCCGGCAGACGGCGACCGAGGAAGAGGTCGCGGAAATCAAGCGGCGTCTCGCGGGCGTCGAAGACAAGGTTAAATGATCTACCTCATGACAGGGTGCGGCTGGGCTGGTCAGGGCGGCGCGTGGCATGGCTTGGCTTCCTCTAGGCTAGGCCGGGCTCCGCGGGGCGTGGACTGGCGTGGCGGGTCCGGGCAGGGCTTCCTCAAGGCGTGGCGTGGCATCGCTTGGCGCGGCATGGCGGGTCGGGGCACCGCGTGGCCTGGCAAGGCATGGCTTCCTCGGGGCGTGGCGTGGCAGGGCAGAGCTAGGCGGGGCGAGGCTCCGCAGGGCTTGGCCCGGCGCGGCGGGGCTTGCTCATGGCTAGGCTTGGCAGGGCTTCCTCGCGGCTCGGCATGGCTAGGCATGGCATGGCGTCCTCGCGGCTCGGCGCGGCCCGTCTGGGCATGGCCGGGCGTGGCATGGCTGGGCGTGGCAAGGCATGACGGGGCGTCGCGGGTTTCCGCTCGCGACGCCTCTAATTCATGGACATATCGGTCCGCTTGAAGCCAAGCAGCCGCGTGACGCCGAGCGGCAATTCCAGCGCCTGGACGCGAGCGTCGGTCATGACGCTTTCGCGGTTCGTATACAGGTGACCGATCGTGAGCAGCACGGCCGCCCTGATCGTCGGCGGCACCTCGCCGGCGGCCGGGGACGACTGCGTGTCCACATAGCCGGCGCGGAACCGGATACGGAGCGAGTCGGCGCGCGGCCAGGTGGTCGCCGTGATTACCCCGGTGATCGTCTCGATGAAATACGAACCGGCGTCGATCTCGGTTTCCGCGCCGTCCAGGGTGTAGAAAACGCCCTCGACGGACAACAGCGGCGTGATCGGCAACCGCACTTTCGCGCGATGCTGGCCGAAACTGTGGCTGAAATGGTGCGACTGCGGAACCGTCTCGGGGACGTAATCGAAAGTCTGATCGAACAGCGCCGATCCCAGATACGCCTCGGCGTCCGCAGTAGCGGCGACGATCAGCGCGGTAATGAGCGCGTCCTCGTCGGTCCCTTCAACGCGCAGGTGCAGTTTCGCCTCGTCGAGGGAAACGACTGTATCCGTCGCGGCTGTGACGAGGCGCAGCGTCATCGCGGGAATCCCTGCTCGCCGCGTGGACCTGGCGCGCCGGCCGGTCCCTGTGCACCGCGCTCGCCCGGCGCTCCGTTCTTCCCGTCGCGGCCGCGGCGCACAAAAAGACGCCAGCCAGAATCCTGACCGTCCGGCTTTCCTTTGGCTTGCGGTCCGGCGATCCAGCCCGAACCACCCCACGTCACCAGACTACCATTAGGATACGCCGTTTCCTCGGTCCATACGCCGCGATCCTCGATCGATTTCCCGTCGAGGCCGTCGCGTCCCGCCGATCCGTCCCTGCCGTCGGCGCCTGCTAGGCCTGGCGCGCCATTCGCGCCGCGCTCGCCGTCCCTGCCTGCCGGACCCGCCACGCCGGGCAGGCCGTCACGTCCCTCGCGGCCGTCTGTGCCGCGCTCGCCAAGCGGCCCGGCCGGACCGCGCTCCCCGCGTGGCCCGGCCTCGCCAGATTTACCTCGCTCGCCCGGCGCGCCGCGCTCGCCCTGTGCGCCAGTCGTGCCGTCGACGCCACGCTCACCCCGCGGTCCAGCCTCGCCACGTGGCCCGGCCTCGCCGGTCATGCCGCGTTCGCCAGGCTCGCCCGGCACGCCGCGCTGCCCGGGTTCGCCGGGCGGGCCCGGGAGAGGCGTCCGGGCCTCAATCTCGGTGATACTCCGGCGCAGCGCGACGTTCTTGGATTCCAGATCGGCAATGCGATCTTCTAGCGCGCCCGTGGCCTCGGCCAAATGCGCCTTGACCGTCTCCACGATCTGCCGGCCAAAGGCGAGGCCATCAAACGTCATGCTGGTAGGCCCATCCTGATGATTTCCAGTGCCAGCGCCGCTTGCTGCGCCGTATTATCATTCGCTGTAGACCCGTCTTGGTTGCCGTCTGCCGGCGGCGCGGCAGGCTTGGCCGGTGGCGTGCCGCCGAACGGGTCCGCCTTGCTGTCGCGCTTGTTGAGCGCCTCGGTGCTGAAATTCTGCTGTTGCAGGTAGACCGCATCGCCGCCCGGCACCGGCTTGAGATCGAACATGACGCGCGCCTCATTGGGCGTGTAAATCCCCTTTAGGCCTTCGATTACCGTCCGCACGCGCGTCGCGGTGTCCATGCGCAGCAAATCGTCAAGATCGAAACACGTCCCGTAGTAATGGCCGGGGACATCAGGCAGGCCGAGGCCTTCGTCGAGGCAAATTTCGATCGACTCGATATGGGTCTGCAGACACTGCGAATAATATTGCTGCGACAGTGCCTCGATATTGTTCTGAATCGGAGGTGCGCCGACGCCGATCATGTAGGCCGGAACGTGGAAGCAGCTGCAGACCGTTTCCGCGGTCCATTTCAGCTGCTCGATCAGTTGCGCGTCTTCGGCAGTCACGCTGATCGCCTTGAATTCCAGGCCGTTGCCGAGCACGGCCACCTTGCCGGTGTTGGTGCCCGAATAATTCTCTTTCCAGCGCGTCGCCATCGCGCGGGCCTGCTCGTCGGTGATCGGTTGCGGCGAGGTGACGACGCCGCCCGGCAGACTGCGATTGGCAAAAAATCCCGCGCTCTCACGCTGGATCGCCATGCCCTGCGACGCCGCGAGAAGACAAGCCGTCAGCGGCGAAATCCCGCAAAGAGGATGATACAACGGCGTCATGACGTCGTGAATGATCTCGCTCGCCGGAACCTCGATCTGGACGGGGATATCGGCGAGATAATCGGCACTCAGATTGTAGAAAATCTCGCCGTCCGGCGCTATCAGCACGCGGACGCGGTTCGGATCGAGCACATACATCGCCGAGACCACGCCGCGGTTGTCGCGCTCTTTCAGGACATACGTGTTCCCGTTGATAAGCTTCGAGACCACCCATTGCTGATAGAATTGGACCCGGTTTTGGTAGCGGTTCGGCTTGCGGAGCACCGGCGAGAACGCGGCCGCCGTGGCCTCGCTCCAAATGCCGTTGGCGTCCTGATCCATGAGCCGAATCCGCATCTTGGCGATATCGGCCGCGATCAGCGTGATGCAGGAATAAACCGCATGATACGCCAGCAAGTTTTCGTGGCGTAGCTCCATGCCATGTTGCCATGCGCCGCGGTACGGCTCGCGGATCACCGGCCACCACCCGGCGCCCCAATTGCCGAAAGAGCTGAACGGCTGCGTCGGCGTCAAGGCTTTCTGAATGATGCCGGCGAGCCGGCGCAATGGGTTCATTTGCCCGCCGTGGCCGCTTTGACGGCCCACATTGCAGCCTCTTCATAGGCAGTGACCGCAAGAGCGACTAATCGATGCTGTTCGCCATCTGTCGTTGACGTGCGTATGGTTTGGCAAAGGTCGATCAGTTCCGCCGACTTCTGCTTAATCTGATCGACCAAGCCTGTAGCCGAGGGATTAAACTTGACGCGGACCCGATCTTCGCCAATCGACATCGAAAATTCTCCCTGTTACTGCGCCACTACTCGACGAAATTGTAGATCGGCTCGAAACTCACCGTAAACGATTGCAGGAATCCACTCTTGTCAGGATCGGAATGATAATGGCCGCTGCCGCTTGCGGTGACCTTCACGGGACACGATCCCGGAAGATCGCCGAGCGCTCCGGCGATCGTCTCGACGATGCGCGACACCACCTCCTGCTCGGGCTTCTGACAATTGATTTTCGCGAATTCGGCGGCGATCTTGGTCGCAACCGCGCTCGACTTGCCGACTACCGCCACGCTCCACGACATGGAATTTCCTTTCGGCCTACGCCGTCGCCTGCATATCACGGCGCTGATATTTGCGTTTCTGGCGCGGCGGATCGGCCATGACCTCGACCTCGCCGTTCACGGCCTCGGCATGACCGATCATGATATGGACGCTGGCTTCGCCCGGCGGCAGCGCGATCACGTCGCCGCCCTGGTGCCGCTGGCCCTCATAGTCGATCCGGTGACCCGGCAGAACGCGAACCCGCTGCATTTTTCAGGCCTCCAAAAATGGCCCGGGACCTGAACCCCGGGCCGTGAGTTGGGAGGAAACGCCCTAAGCGTAACCCGGCGACCGTTACTCGGCGTACTTCGCGAACGAAATGTACCCGACGGCCGTCGTGCGGCGCTTCAGCCAGTTGATAAACCGCGTGGCGCGGACGCCAACAAGGCCTTGCTGCCACAGCGAGATAAACAGCGTGGACGACGTTGCCGGGCTGTCCGGCGCCGTCTCCATCTGCAGGGAGGCCTCGGTCGAGATATCGATCGTAGCCTGTCCGTCGTCGGCGAGCAGGATTTCGTTCGCCGCGGCGAAGATCAGCGGATAGCCGTCCGTCGGCGAGCCGCCGGTGCCGGGGATGTTCTCGGACGTGACCACCGGGAACCCGAGCAGCGTGCCGCCCTGGACGGTGATATCCGGGAACTGCCGCGAGCCGAGCGACGTCAGCATCAAGCTGAAGGCCAGCGCCTGTTCCTGCGTCATGATCCACACGCCACTACCCATCGGGGTATTGGCCTGCAGGATCGGCGCGAACAGCGACCGAGTATCGGCGCGGAACGCCGAGCCGGTAGTACCAGAGGCGACGATAGCCGAGACGCCTTGCGTGATCGACGCGGGATTCACGCCAGCCACGGCCGAGGCAGTCGGATCGACAAACGCCTTGTCCATGAACTGGACGATGGCGTTCGCGAGATCGTTGCGCGCCAGCATTTCGGCCGACGGGGACGAAAATCGGATCAATTCCTCGGTCAGTGCGATGATGCCGGCGATCTTGTACTCTTCGACCGTCAGCGTATCGAACGTCTGCGAGGTGAGAGGCTTTGGCGCGCTTTCGCCGACCCAGTTGACCGCGGCGCCGGCAGTCTGCCGCGGGATTTTCACCTTGAACGGGACCATGCGCATTCCTGGGACCCGGCCGATGATCGTCATGGGCCGCAGGAATTCGACAAATTCGGCCTGCAGATTCTGATAGACGGCGAGCGGAGCGGCGAAACCGCTGTCCGTCGTCGTGCCCGGATTCACCGCAGATCGAGAGATGACATCGCCGGGAACGCGCAGAATCTGCTCGATCTCCGGTGACGTGTCGTTCCACAGGCTGCGGGCGATATCGGCCGCGCGCGCGTAATCCACCGGCGCGCCAGGCGAACGCTGCGAACGCACCATGGCCGAGATCATACGCACAATGCCAATGCCGGGCGGCAGCTTGCGGACTGCCTGAGCGGCAACGCGAGGCCGATCTGCCACGGCACGCGTCCGGGTGGCGTCGTCGGCGTTCTCGCCGCGAACCTCGACGGCTCGCTCGATATTAGAGGCCTTCAGCGTGTTCAAACGCTTGAGGTGCTCGTCGATTTCCTTGACGTCGAGCTCTAGGCCGTCGAATTCTTCCTTTTCGGTAGCCGTGAGCGTCTCGCCGTCCTTGGCGCCGATGATTTCGAGCATGCGCGCGTTCTTTGCCTGGCGCGATGCCTCGAATGCGGCGATCTGTTCCGCAATGGTGGGCTTCATGGTCTGTTGACCTTGATGACTATGGGTTTTCGTGGCGCCGTGCCGGCAAGTTTGACCACGCGATCCGACCCGGCGTGCGCGGGCTTCGCTGTGGTTTTATCAACGATCATGCCCATGCAATCGGCATAATCATTCATCCAGTCTTCAAACGGCGTCGTCGCAGCCTTAATCTTGTTCTCAAACCTCGATCTTCGAAGCCACGCGCGATCGATCTGCTGGAGCGCGAGATCTTTCGTTTTCAGCATTCCCGGCGGCGAGTGGACATACGCCTCGGCGATCGCCTTGACGTCTGCCGGCTTCAATTCCTTGATTGCATCAAATGCCTTTTGAAATTTCGCCTCATCGTTCAATGCGCCCATCAGCGCGCTAACGTGATCGGCGAGGCCTCCCGATCCGCCACCAGACGTCCACTTGCCGTGATCGTCACGAGGCTCGTCATCCACATTCCCGCGAATCGACACCACGTGCGCGGGCTTCGCTGTGGTTTTTCTGGCGCGATTTGCGCGCCTCAGTTTCGGGCCGCGAACGCTCTTGCCGCGGACGCCGTTATCAGATGCATGGCTTGCGATTGTGTTATCGAGACTTCCAATCGCGTCTTGCGTGGCGCGCAGATGATCCGCGAGTGCTTGGCGCAACTCCATAGCGTGATCTGCAACTGCATTTAGATTTTCGTTATTCTGATCCTCCCAATCGTGGAAATCAGGTGAGTCGGAATCAGGCTCGGCCTCAGAATGTTGCGTCGCTTCATGTGATTTATCTTGAAGCGCGGAATTTGCCTTCTCGACATCGTCAATGGAACTGCGCAAATCGTCAATATGCCCCTCGGTCTGCTCGACGATGTCGTTGCCTTCGTGACCGTGCAGAAAATCTGGATGGTCCGGCGCAGCGCCGCCCCCGCCAGATGTCCACCGTCCATGGTCATCGCGCGGCTCATCGTCTACATTCCCGCGAATCGACACCGCGCGCGCGGATTTCCCGTCGCCACTGCCGATTTTCAATTTCGCCTCATAGTGATCGACCACGCCCTGCGCGTCGGCGCGCACAGTGTCCGGAATATCGGTTTGCGGCAGCCGCGACGCAGCGGCACGCACGCCGCCGGCCGTCACAGTCAGCGTCCCGTTGATGACCCGCGCGATCGGCAATTTGTAGGAACCGCGCAGCGCCGGCGCCCCGGCGTCGTAAACGAGGAATCCGCGGCGAGCAAACCCTGTGTTCGGACTATCGCCGTCAAACCCGGCATGATCGAAAATCGAGGCCTCGGCGGCCGGGCCGTCCCACCCGCTCTCATCGCTCACTGGCAGATCGCGCCCGGCGCCGACTCGCCAGTCGCTTGCGGCCCTGCGGTGCGCAGCGTCGATCGATTTACGGTTGCCGCTGCGAGTCGAAACGTGATGATTTATCATCGTGCTGATGGACGTCGACGATTTTGCGAGTTTGTCCATCGCATCGTTCAAGCGTTTCGCCGCGTCGTGAACCTCAGACTCGAAAAAATCGACGTTGTCTTTCGACTCCTGGACGGTCGGGCCTAAATAATTGTCATCCTCTCCATGTTTTTGTGCGTTGGCCAATTGCTTTTCGGCGTCCCGAAGTTCGCCGACGGCGCCCCTGAAACTGTCGTGAGCGTCTTGGACTCGCTGCGACAGGCTGTCTAGGCGCGCACGACTCACCGCCGAGTGCAGTTGCGAGCCGCCGCCGGATGTCCACCGCCCTTGGTCATCGCGCGGCTCGTCTTCGACGCCACGCAGCGCACCGTCGATCGATTTAATCATCGCGATCGTCGCATCCGCGTTTGCCGGAATCGTCACAAGCGACAGCTCGATTACTTCGCTCTCCTGGAACTCGATACCGCCGTCATCCATGAACGCGTATTTGGTCGGAATGAACCCGATCGAGACGCCGCGCACGAGGCCAGCTTTCACCTCGCCCCATGCGGTGTCGACGCGATCCTTCAGTGGACCGGGATCGAGATTTCGCGGCATCGACGCGGTGAATTCGATTCCGTCCTTCGTAGGCTTGGAAAATTTGACCATGCCGACGGGCTTGTCGTGTTGGTGCTGATGCAGCAACGGCAGCGGGTTTTTGAACGTGATCCCGAGCGACTGCACAACGTCGCCCATCCGATCAGGCGTCGGCGTCGTCGCCATACCGGAAATGACGCGCTGATCTCCTTCCTCGACGGCCTTGATCTGCAACAGGCTGTGGGCTCTTACCTGCTGTCCGGGAATTTCCCGTCGTTTCAGGCTATGGGCGCGGTTCATCGTGCTAGCATTCTTCTTCGCGGTTTTGACTTCGCGAGTTGCCACGGTGAATTTTTTGTGAGGCTCGTCGAAATAATCATTAGCCGTGCGCAATCCTGGCCATGGAATCAAATCTCCGATCTTGTGATCACCGCCATATTTGTCCAACTCAAACTGATCTTCGAATCGCAAGCCCAGGCTGTCCCATGCGTGTTTGGAGAGAGATTCCGCCACCGTGACGGCGTCCGCTCGATCATTGAAAACGCCATGAATTTCTGACCATTGTCCTTTTTCCGGCGCGGCGCCAGATGCGACGACCGTCACCTTGCCGTTGTGCGGCGCTATAACCTCGACGCTATGCAACTCGGTACTCGGATGCTCCAGTTGGTCGAAATGAGCATTTGCGCTGGCCTCGTTGTCATGGACAGAAAGAACGCGAGCCGATCCGTTGCTTTGATTGATGTCCGTAACAATTCCGGCCGTCCATTTACCTGTTTCGTCGCGTGGCTGATCGGGGTTAAAATCACGAGCCTGCGCGGGCCTGCCGGCCATCTTACTTCGCACTAGGCTATCGACTCGCCTCATTTCTATTTTTCCACGTCACATGAAAAACATCTGCACGCCAGCGTCCTCGCGATGCGTCGCAGCGATCGCCGCGGCCATCGTCAGTGCAACCGCGCCGTCGATGCGGCCTCGGGATTTCGCCTTGGTCAATTTTCGGTTGCCTGCCGGATCGCTCTGCACGACAGCATTGCCCATGCACATATTTAGAACGGGATGGTTGCCGTGCACAAGCCGGCCATTCAGGATCGCGGACTCGAGCTCGCGGAGCGCCGGCGACATCGACGCGAAGCCTTGCCCGAATTCCACGAAACGGGCGCCAGGCTCGCCGGGCGTGACTTCCTGCTCGGTAAACCCGGCAGCGAGCAACCACGGCCGCAGATGTTTCCAGTTCCACCGATCGAACGCGACAGAACGCAGATCGAGCAGCCGCGACAGCGTAAACAAATGATGCGCCACGTACTCATATTCGACGCTGCGGCCGGGCGTCGTTTCTAGGTAGCCTTGATCTGCCCAAACGTCATAGGGCACCCGATCCTTGCGCGCGCGCTCGGTGAGGCCGTCGCCCGGCAGCCAGAACGTCGGCCGGACGTACCATCGATCGTCGGCCGGCGAGACGAGAACAAGCCCGGTCAGATCAGTCGTTTCCGACAGGTCGAGGCCGCCATAAACGGGCTTTCCCTGGAAATTCGGAACCTCGCCAGCGAGCGCGGCCCAAATCTGCCGGCCGATGAATGGCGACGACATCTCGACGCGGCGATTTAAGACGAGGTTTTCGTATTGAGGCTGCCGGGCCGGCATGCGGCGCGCGTCCTCGGCCATGGCGCGCACTTCGGCCGCGTTCAGAAAATCGCCATAGGCCGGGTTTGCCGCCTTTATGGCCTCCTCGCCGAATGGGTCGAGATCGTCAGGCGCCGTGTACATGGCGAGCACGACGCGCGGATCGTTGCCCTGTTTGGCGTCGTCGATCAGAACTGAAAGCAGATCGGCGTCCGTCGGCGCCTGCGTCGAGATGATGATCGATAGCGGATTTTCGTGTGCGCCGACGGCCGTTTCCAGCGCGTCATATAATTCCGAGCGCGGGCCCTTCACTTGGCCGAGTTCGTCATGCACCACGAAAACCGGAGAGAGGCCATACGACGTCGATGTTTCGGCCGAGAGCGCGCGATAGAGCGTCCCGATCTCAGGGCAATGCAGCTGCTTGGCCGTCTCGCGGACGTGCACAAACCCGCGCAACGTCTCTGACATGCGCACGCATTTGGCCGCATAGCCGAACAGAATTGCGGCCTGATCGCGCGATTGTGCGGCGCTGAATAGCTGGCTATTCGCCCTCGCTTCCGGGCCGCAGAGGTGCAGCAATAGCAGAAACGACGCTAGTCCGGTCTTCGCATTCTTGCGTCCGAAACTCAGTATAGCCCTACGTGTACCGGCCGGGTTGTCATAGATGTCGCATATGTGTCGCCGCTGCCATGACCGCAGAACCACCGGCTTACCCACGTCTTTCCCTTCGGGAATGACGCAATGCTTCTCGATCCAGTCCGAATTGCGATTGCCGCGCGACTTTGGCGCCGGTTCGATCTCGCGACGCGGCCGCGCGCGCTTTACTGCTCCCAAGGTTTCGCGCTCTGCTTGGGCTTCTTGACCATATCGACGCGCATCGTGGATTGCTGCGTGATGCGCATTCGCGTGGCCAGTTGGCCCATGGCCTTGCTTTCGCGATCCTGCATCTTCAGTAGATCGCAATAATTCACCGGAATGAATGGGTCGGCCTGCTCTTCAAGCGCGATCAGTTGCGCGATGCGCTTGGCCGCAACAGCATGCCGGCAATACTGCACGAGCAGGGTATGAGTCTCGCGCGGGAACCAGTCCGCAGGCAACCCGCTAACGATCTGCCGCCAGACGTCTGCCTGTTCGTCGGTCAGGTCATAGGGAGGCTCGGGGCGCTGGATAGTTTCCAGCACCCTAGCCGGCGACAAGAGCGCCAGCGCGTCAGCAGATTTTCGACCACGTTGCGCCATGTTCTACTTGCGTTCGTTAAAATGTTTCACAGATGTTTCACAGGTCTGCCAAGTTTAGCAAAAATGACGTTGCCCGCCGGTCCCGAAACAACTTGGTTTTGCGCGAAGCCTCCCCCCCTAGGCGACCATCGCTTGGTTATTCGCGCGTTTCACATATAGCGAATACTTTCATTTGCTTACCCTATAGGCCAGCCATCAATGCCAGTTGATCCATGACCTGTCTGCTCTGCACTGCTCTTGCCCTCATGGCATGGCCTGCAGAGTGATTGCCAATTGGTTACATCCCAGAACAGCGCCATATCACCATGATGCGCCTTGATATGGTCCACCTCTGTGGCCTGTGTGATGCGTCCTGCTGCGCTACAGATCACGCATAGCGGATGCTCGTTAAGGTGCTGCAATCGCGCCTTGTCCCATTGGCGCGTATAGCCCCTCTGTCTGGAACTGCCTCGGTGACCACCCCTGCCCTGCATTGTCATGTTGCGATTGTCGCAAATGATGGTTGACATCCCGAACGCTCCGCAGATACGTTGTGATTATCGCAATGCGAGTTGGGGATCTGGAAATGGGAGATGTTGGAAGTATCGAGGCCAAATACTGGACGACAGCGGAGATCAAATCCGCAGCTGCGGACATGATCGCGCTTGCTGGCATCCTTTCTGATCGTTCACACGACTGTCCGTACAGAATCGAGCAGATCGAGAGCAGAGCGCACGACGTTCTCGCCGCGGTTGCGAAGCATCGCCGGCATGTCGGCCGATCCGTCACCATCGATGAATTCCACGCGGACGCGCCGTCCGAGGCCGCCGAATGAGCGACCGTCTGGCCGACGTCGAGATCGAAATCCTGCAGGAGACCGACAAGGCTGTTCGCGTCACCGACGGCGCGGTGACTGTGTGGCTTCCGAAATCTCAGGTCGAAATCGCCGACGGCGTCGCCACGATGCCGGAATGGTTGGCGATCGAGAAAGGCTTGGTTTGACATGCGTGCAGCACCTCGCACCATTGATGACAAACGATTGCGTCGCCTTTGGCGTTCACGCCTTTCCGAAAAAGAGATCGCAGCGCGTCTTGGTCATCTCCGCGGCGTCATTCGGCGTCGTGTCGAAAAACTCGGATTGCCGACGCGCCGCCGCGAAATCTGGGCAAAGGAGAACATCGAATGATCTACATCGCGCTATTCGTCCTTTGGCCGCTCGCCATCGTTCTGATCTGCAAGCTTTGGATTGCGCCGCCGGTGCGATGGGATCGGATGTTCCGCTAATGACCGCGCCGAACACGGAATCATCCGTCCGCGACCGCCGAGCCGTCAAAAACGCTCGCTCGAACGAATACCGCAAAGGCCGAAAGCATTTTCGTTGGGCCGCGGTTTCGCGTGTTTTTGCGATCGGCTCGACGTTCTCTATCGAGCTATGCCGACGGTTCGGCCTCGATCCCGAGGAATTCGTAAAACGGTGACCGCGCCACTGCCATTCACCGAGAACGCGATCCGGCGAGCAGTCGAGGGCGCACGTAAGGCCGGCGTGCGCGTCTCTGCTGTGGCTATCGGTCCCAATGGCACGATTACGATTTACGACGCGCTTGACGCCAAGTTGCAATCTGAGCAACATCAGTCCGCTTCGAAATGGGCGGACGCTTTTGGAACTAAATCCTAGATATCTCCTGCGCGATACCGACAGACACGGCAACCCGCGCATTTACGTTCGACGCCGCGGCGTCAAGATCAGAATTCGCGAGCCGGTCGGATCACCGACATTCCATATCGCCTATGCGCGAGCCGTCGAGCGGCTCGATCGCATTGACGCGCCGCGAGATGAAAAATCGCCGAGAGCGTTCCCGCGCGGAACGCTAGGCTGGCTTGGCGCCCAATATTTGGCATCGCCCGAGTTCCAGGCCATGGAGCCGATATCGCAATTCGAGGCTCGCCGGATCCTGGAATCGTGTTTCCGCGAGCCGATCAGCGAGACAGATCCCGAACCCATGGGCAATTGCCCGTTGCAGCATTTCACTTCGCAGGCAGCGAAACGGCTACGCGATTTGAAAGCTGGCGCGAAAGCGGCCGCGAACAATCGGCGGAAGCACCTCGTAACGATGTTCAATTGGGCGATCGAGCAAACGCCGCCGCTTGCGACTTCGAACCCAGCGCGTGACATCCGGCGGATCAAATACAAGACCGACGGGTTCCACACCTGGACCGATGCCGAGATTTCGTCTTTCGAGCGTCGGCACCCGATCGGCACCAAGGCGCGGCTCGCGCTCGCGCTCCTGATGTTCACGGGCGCCAGGCGCAGCGACGTCGTGCGGCTCGGCCCGGCAAATGTGACGGACGGATGGCTTTGTTTCGTGCCGCAGAAAACGCGCAAGAAACGACCGGATGCGACGCCTAAGCCATGGCTGCCCGTGCTCGCCGACATCGTGGCGCGCTCCCAATGCGGCTCGGTGACGTTCCTGGCGACGCCGGCGGGCGCGCCGTACACGCCGAAAGGGTTCGGCAATTGGTTTTTCGATCGCTGTCGCGAGGCCGGCATATCGGCCTGCAGCGCGCACGGTCTCCGTAAGGTCGGCGCCGTGAAAGCGGCCGAGGGAGGCGCGACGGTCAATCAGCTCATGGCGATATTCGATTGGCTGTCGCCGCAGATGGCGATCCTCTACACCGAGAAGGCCAACCGCAAGCGGATGACCGGCGAGGCAATGGGGTTGCTAGCGGGTGGCAGTCCTGTCCCACCGGGCCGTGGGACAGTCCCACGTCTTAAAATAATCCAAAAAAATCAATGGTAAATTTCATAGGTGGCAATACTACATGGACGGC